ATAAGTATAGGAAGTAATGCTGTTGTAACTAATGAAATATACAATTTGTATAGAAATGATGTAATGGTAGGACGCATTATGTACACCAGTGGTGGTAGAGAACATGTAAGTGACAATGTAAATTATGAGAGTGTCCAAGGTGTAATTTTTTTGAATAACAATAAAGACATAATTAATATTAATTATGGTATTACAACTACTCTAAGTTCAAGTGAAGGTTTAGCTGGAACAGAAATATTAACAAAAGCTACTTATAGTAGTGGTAATTATCAAGGTAAAGATGTTACTGTGAATATTAAATTTTTAAAAGATAGTAAGAGAGAAGTCATAATAACATACAAAGCATAATTTAACTTTATATAATCAGTATAAAGTTAAAAAGTTGTCTCGAACAACTTTGCCAAACATTTTGCACTACTTTTTTGAAAAGTATTTATAAAGAGTTTTGCGCAACTTTTCTCAAAAGTTGCTTAGATGGTTGGTATAAACTCCCAGTCCAATTCAGCACATATTTTTTTCCAAATATTATCCTGTTCAACGCGTTTTTCTTTATCTTTTAACATCGGAAAATGCTGTAAATATTGTGTCTCACCTAATAATTCGCACAGCTTGTATGCAGTATAATAATAGTTCAAAAAATTTACGCGGTCATCAGGACAAAACTTAGAATAAGGCGCTTGTAACTCAATAAATAAATTGCAGAGTGTTTCCTCTAATTCCGCATTCATAATTGGAGGCTTTATACCTAATTTATCTTTAATAAATGGTATATGTTCATAGTATTTATTATAGCCCAACTTTTTTAGAATTTCTTTGGTTTTCAAATTAGTAATTTCACTAATACTTATTCTCTCTTTTTTAATTTGTAATTTAATATTTTCAATAACATCACTAGGTATTTGCGTAGTTTCTTTTCCTTGAAACTGAGCCAAAATTTCTTTAAAATGATTTATTCTTTTATATGCATAAAAACAGACTTCTTTAGGAGGTTCTTTGTATGAAGGTTTTTCATTTTCTATTAAGTAAGGAATATTATGATTGCAAGAATTGCACATTAGTATTCCTTCGTCTTCTAATGGTATTAATTCGCCTTTATTACAATATTTACAAATATCTGTTTGATATACATAAGAATTAATATCTAAAAATAAATCATCAATATTCGACAAGTATTTCTTAACTATATTATTGTTATTACATAACTCATTTGTATAATTAGGTTCAGATGTGTCTTTAATTTTAAAAAAACTATTTAAAATACTACTTTTGTTTTTAGCATTATTATCATTCACATTACTCTTTAGATTATCATCTGATTGAGAGTTTGAAATATTTTTTTTATTTTCAAAATACTCAAAAATATACTTTGAATTATCTAAGAAATATTCTTTTTTTTTATTTTTTAATTCATTGATTTTACTATTAATTTCTTTTAGTTTATCAATTAGTTCAAGTTTTTTTTCGACATTATTTTCTACATCTTTTAGTGAATTTTTTATTTTCATTTTTTCATTTTGTAACTCGGGTATTCTATTGTGTTCATCCTTTGCAAATTCGTTAATAAATTCTTTGTGCTTACTATCTAACGTTACGGCGGTTTTTTTATTGTATTTAATTTTTTTGATTGTTTTTGGTTTAAAAGAAGGCATTTGTAAAGGTTTGATTTTCTTTAAATTAAAGCATGTTATTTATTTAATTTAAAATTATATAAAACATATTAATTAGAATATAAAAATAAAATTAAAATTTTTCAAGTTTAAACTATTTAATAGTTTTCTTCAAAATAATTAATGGATTTAACAATTAATATAGAAGAATATTTAGAAAATAATAAAATTACAATTAATCCAATAACATTCCAAAAAATGAATTTACTCTATAATGCTTTAGATGATGGATGGAGCATAAAAAAAAAGGAAAATTCGTATATATTTACCAAGAAACATGAAAATAAAAAAGAAATAATAGAGGACACATACTTGTTAAAATTTATGAAAACTAACCTTGATATGGGTAAGGTTATTGATAAGTAAGTAATAGTTATAGTAAATTAATTATATTTTATTATTGAATTAATTAATTAATTTAATTAATTAATTAAAAAACCAAAAATTTTTTTCTTTAGCAATTGTATAAAAAATGGGAGGTGGATTAATGCAACTGGTCGCCTATGGCGCACAAGACGTTTACCTAACTGGTAATCCTCAAATTACTTTCTGGAAAGTAACCTATCGTAGATACACTAACTTTGCTATTGAATCAATTGAGCAAACTTTCAATGGTCAAGCCGATTTCGGTCGTCGTGTCCAATGTACCATCAGTAGAAATGGTGATTTAGCTTACAGAACCTATCTTCAAGTAACACTTCCTGAAATTAACCAACTTATGGGTCTTGGTGCCTTTGTTCTTGGACAAGGCCAAGGTGTTTATGCCCGTTGGTTAGATTTCCCTGGTGAGCAGCTTATTGCTCAAGTTGAAGTCGAAATTGGTGGTCAAAGAATTGACCGTCAATACGGTGATTGGATGCACATCTGGAATCAACTTACTATGACCTCTGAACAACTTCGTGGTTATTTCAAGATGATTGGTAATGTTACACAACTTACCTTTATTACCGATCCTTCTTTTGCTGATGTTGATGGTCCTTGTGACTCATTAGCACCACGTCAAGTTTGTGCTCCAAGAAACGCTCTTCCAGAAACTACTCTATATGTTCCACTTCAATTCTGGTTCTGTACCAACCCAGGTTTAGCTCTTCCTTTAATCGCTCTTCAATATCACGAAGTCAAGATTAACCTTGATATTCGTCCTATTGATGAGTGTTTATGGGCTGTTACTACTCTATCATGTAACGACAACTCTGTTCCTGCATCAATTAACGGTGTTTCAAACCCTGCTTATGCACAAAATCAATATACTCCTGGTCGTCCAGTCCCAGCCACTATTGCTTACAATCAATCTTTAGTCGCTGCATCACTTTATGTTGATTACGTTTTCCTTGACACTGATGAACGTAGAAGAATGGCACAAAACCCTCACGAATACTTAATTACTCAGCTACAATTCACCGGTGATGAATCCGTTGGTTCATCTTCCAACAAGATTAAACTTAACTTCAACCATCCTGTTAAGGAATTAATCTGGGTTGTCCAACCTGATCAAAACGTTGATTACTGTTCATCCCTTGTCTGTGATGCTCTTCTTTTCAAGGTTCTAGGTGCCCAACCATTCAACTACACTGATGCAGTTGATGCTCTACCAAATGCCATCCATGCTTTCGGTGGTCCACATGCTGTTGGACGTGACTCACGTGCCTACATTGATGTTCGTGGTCTATTCAATGATGCTGGTGCTGAAGATGCTTACTTCCCAGATGGTTTTACTGGATACTGGAACGGTCCAAATGATCCTTACAATGAGCCAAATCTAGGTGGTCCAGGTATTAAATACCCACCTGGTGTCACCCAAGACATCCTTAACACATATGGTGCTTATGTTGAAAACGGAAACCACTACGGTAATGAATCAACTGTATCTGATGCAGGTACTTTCGTTCTTACTGAGACTTCACTTGATATGCATTGTTGGGGCCAAAATCCAGTTGTTACTGCCAAGTTACAACTTAACGGCCAAGATCGTTTCTCTGAGCGTGAAGGATCTTACTTCTCATGGGTCCAACCATACCAATCACACACCAGAAACCCTGATGAAGGTATTAACGTATATTCTTTTGCCCTTCGTCCAGAAGAGCATCAACCAAGTGGCACTTGCAACTTCTCAAGAATTGATAATGCCACTTTACAACTAGTTCTTTCCAACGCCACTGTTGAAGGTACTAAGACCGCCAAGGTCAGAGTTTATGCCACCAACTACAACGTTCTAAGAATTATGAGTGGCATGGGTGGGTTGGCATATTCCAATTAAGCGAACTTGTTACGATATATCGTGTCAAGTTTTTTATATTATATTTGTAAACTTTATAAAAATATTTAATAATTAATTATTGCATTTTAATTATTAAAGCAAAAAACAATATAGAGGTAATATATAAATTACATATATAAAATGAGCGTAGATATTGTAAATCTCATTGAAAGCAATCCAATTACTAAACTGTCAGGTAATTACCAGTCAAAATTGATTGAAAAGGTTCAAAATACCTTCAATAATTATGAACAACAACTATTTTTGTCCAGTTTTTATTGTTATTTGAAGTACGATACAAAAAAAGACTTTGTCATTGATTTAGATAATGTATGGCATTGGTTAGAATTTGGTCAAAAAGTAAATGCAAAACGAGTTTTAGAAAAAAATTTTATAATTGACAAAGATTATAAATTATTGCTTTGCCAACTGGCAAAGCAAGACGAGAAGTCTCATGGTGGTCACAATAAAGAAACATTTATGTTAAATATTGACACCTTCAAAAAATTTTGTCTAAAAGCAGGAACAAAAAAAGCAGATGAAATACACGAATACTTTATTAAATTAGAAAATATTATGTTTGAAATAACAAAAGAAGAAAGTGAAGAATTAAAAAAACAACTTACTCAGTTAGAAGATGTAAAAAATAAAGAAATGGAAGAAAAACTTATAAAACAAAGAGAAAAAATATTATTAAGTGAATATGCTCAAGCAGGTTCATTAGTTTATATTATCAAAGTTAAAACATTTCTTAACGGAGAATATATTGTCAAAATTGGACATAGCACAAAAGGAATACATAATAGATATATTGAACACAAAGGGAATTATGACGAATGTTTACTATTAAATTGTTTTATTGTAGATAAAAGTTATGATTTTGAACAATTTTTAATTCATCACGATAACATTAGATTAAACAAAGTAACTGATTTGATTGGACATGAAAAGGGAAATGAATTATTTTTAATAGGTAAAAATTTAACATATCAAATACTCCTTCATATAATTGAAAGTAATATTAAAAATTATAACTTTAGTATTAGTGAATTATTGAAAGAAAATGAATTATTAAGATCACAAATGCAAAATAATAGTAATTATAGTACAAAAGATAATATAGAAATAACTACAGTATTACAAGAATTAACCAAAACAGTGAAACAATTGTCCAGTAAGATTGATAATCTAGAAAAAATTAATATAGAATTAACAGAAAAAATAAATTCAATGCAAACAAAAGTATCCACAGGGTTCAATGAACCATTAGTTACACTTGGACCAAGATTGCAAAAAATTAATCCTGAAACATTGGATATTGTTAAGGTATATGAAAGTGTTAGTGAGGTAATGAAAGAAAATGCTCAAATCAAACGACCTAGTATTAATAAAGCAATTTCTGAAAATACTATTTATTGCGGATTTAGATGGCTTTTTGTAGAGAGAAACCTGGACCCTAATATTATAACACATATTGAACCTACAAAACAAACAAAAATACAAAATTTAGGTTACATTGCCAAGTTGAATGCAGAAAAAAATGAAATTCTAAACGTGTATTTAGATAGAAAAACTGCTGCGAACTTAAATGGGTATTCATCTTCATACGCTTTAGACGTACCAGTCAAGAAATACACAATATCAAATGGGTATTATTATAAATTATATGAATATTGTAATGAAGAATTAATAAACAACTATGAGACCAAACACGGAACTCCTATTTTATACAAAAATGGCATTGGACAATATGATTTAGAAAGTAATCTTGTAAAGGAATTTTCGTGCAAATATGATTGTATAAAAATTCTTTCTATAAGTGATAAAACATTAACAAAAGCATTGGAAAAAAATTTACCATATAACGGACATTTTTTCAAAGAACTTGGAAGTAAATTATCTATATTATAATCCCGAATCCCATTTCATCTACCACCCAACTCATATTTATCATTTGTATTGTCTCTATAAAATGTTTCTATATGATACAATGTTACTCTCTCAAATGGCAAATTTTCAAACAAAGAAACAGATAATTGTTTTTGTATAAGACGATTTGTTTGTTGTATATCTTCATTGTTTATTTCTATTTTCGATGCTTCAATAAAATTATTCAATCTCTGTTTCAATTTTGACATTTTAACTTGCGATAGTTGGTTAGTTCACTTTTTTATGCTTATAAAAAATAAAAAAATATTTCAATTTTTTATTTTTACACGTTTTCTCATGTAACGCCAATTTCATTTTTTTTCAAAAAATTTGCCTTCTTTACCACACATATGGTCGAATTTTCTTGATGTAGAACAATAATGATAAAAGTCTTCTATATTATAATTCTTTCCATTCACCAAATAATAATCGTTTGATCCTTCTGTGGGGAACTTACTGCAGACACCGAATTCACTAAAAGCAAAAAAATTTTTTGTATAAAACTTACAATCAATACATAATTTTGGTATAACTTGGCTTGCTGAAACTGGTGATAAAAAAATAGAGGACATAGTAATAAAAGTATTCTTCATTTTATTTATTAAATTTATTAAATTTATTAAAGATAAACATTTAATTTGTTTTAACTATAGTTAGTTAATTATTTAATCATTTATCATTATGTATCAACCTCTATCTCTACTGTATCAATCTCCAAGTACTGATTGTCTTTCCAAATGACTTTATTGCTGTTAAACAATAAATTCATATTAATTATTTCCGGCTTATCAGCCTCCGCAGTAAATATTTTCATTATTTGTTCGTCATCTCTAAAACGCAATGAATACGTTTGTTGAATGTTGTTTCTACCAATTCGCCCCATAGCTTGAATAATTTTTTCTTGTGTCAAATTCATTCCTTTACTAATGTAACCATGACAAAACTGATAATTAGTTCCATAAATATAGTCACTCGACGCAATGATGAGATACAATTTTTGTTCATCTGCCCTTTTCGTCATGATTTCAGTGTATCGAATATTTTCATGATTAATAAAAACACCAATACCCATCATTAATAATATTTTCCAAGTATCTTCAATTCCATTTAGCAACATAATTTCATTGATTACACTTTCCTCTATGTTGCTGGTAAATGACTTTGCCGTATCCAAACACTCTGCCCATTTTTTAACATGATGCATTTTATTAGGAATAAACGTTTCATTCAAATTAACATTTTTTATCATTGCTCTATACGTTTCAATTTCTCTTACCAACTTAGCAAGCTGGCTTTTACTCGTATCTACATTATCAGCTTCTCTATTGAATTTTCTTACATTTTTTAATGACCCCAACCCAGTATTTGACAATTTGTTTTCTTCTTGTTCTTTTAGATAATCTAAATCTTTTTCGAATTCAGAAATCTTTTTATTCAATACATTGTTGTATTCAATTTTCTTTAGTAAATCATCCATCACTGCTGATGGAATACTGGCTTGTTGAATGCAAAATTTTGCAATTTTTTCAATATCATCGCAAATAAAGATTGTTGGACCATCTGTCAAACTATAAGCATCTTTTGTTGTTACATAAATTGCCGACGTTCCTTGCACAGACGGGTTGGCAATTTTGCTGCTATTATTACTAAATACAGTTGTATCCGTTAATGATCTTTTTAATGGTTTACCTGCTAATTCTTTATCATTATAACCGCTACTACCGGGACCAATACTATTTGTTTTTAAAGACAATTTATTTCCTTTTACATCCACACTGGAATTATCAATTAATCGCGGCGTTCGATTTTCTTTGAAATGCGTATATATGGATTTCCACACACTAGGTTGAATACTTTTCAAACATTGTATATAATAAATTTTAATATTCTTCATGTTGATATCATCCAATGTTTCAAAATAATTATCTATTTTCATTCTTTCGGATACAAATCCGCGTTTATTTATAAAAATTACAAATTTTGTTACTTCATCCAAATCTAAGTACCTCAAAAGTGTCAAATAATTCTCACAGTGTTGCGCTATTTTTAAAATAGTACTATAATCATCTGTTAAAAAGTGCGGCAAATCTATGTATCCATCTTTGTTAATAATGGGTATGGATTTTTTACAGTCGTGACTGATAATACTATGAATTTCACTGTTTGCAAACTTGGTTTTAAAATCCATAATAGTTTCAGTTAATTCATGCTCTTTTGGCAATGTTGCCGAAGACAACACAATTGTAGGAATTTTATTTTCGCTCCAGTTGTGCTTAATAATGTTATGAAAACTATGCTCGTTATAATCCAAAGTAATCGTTGGTTCATCCCAATATACCATCAAATTTTCGTCGTGATTGAATGCGCGCATATAATACATTGCAGGAACAAATGATTTAATATCACTTATTATTATTTCAACATTGACACCATTCGAATTATCCACCTTTTTAATCCCACCTGTTCTTTTATTAACAGTGTAATCTTTTGCAGCAAAATAATGTAGACGAATATCATCTGCACTCTCACATCCAAACGCAAATGCTATTTTTTTATTTACTGAAATAGCTGCTCTAGCCAACGCTAATCCTACGTGCCTAGCAGCACATACAAATACAATTCTAAATTTTTCAGATAAACCAATTGGGGTTAATGTTTTTCCAGTACCTGTTGGCGCCATGTATAAAATCAACTTGGGGCCAGGATTTTTACAAATAGTGAATATTTCTTTTTGATGATCGTATAAAACCATATCATTATATTTTAACAAGTTCGTATTTTTTTCGATCAACTCAACGGAATTCTCAATAACATTTAAAATATTTAATTCACCCTCAAATATTTTTATAATAATTTCACAAAGGCTAAGAATGTGTCTATTTATTTTTACTATGTTGTTTTTTAATAATTTATACAGAGTGTAATAATATAATACGAAATTGTTTTTATTTTCGTCTCTCTTGGCCAACAACAATTGAGTGATTGTTTCTAATAATATATATTCATAGACGTTGTTATTTTTTAAATTTTCAATACTGTTTTTTTCTAGTCTGATTTTATCTGCTGATTTTATTTGAATATCACTATTTACATTTATTTTTGTAGTAGCATTTTCAAAATATTTCTTGTTATTTTCAAGGATTTTATCCACTTCATCTCTCAAATATTTATTATAAATAAAATCTTCCATCTTGGTTGAATACTCTATTTTTAAAAACGCAAACAACGAATCGTTATTGTTGATTTTAATATTAACATCATGAAAACCTTTAATAATTAAATTTAATACCTCTATTTCTTGCTTTGAAAACGGAATTTCAATGGAATCCCATTCCGATTTAATTAATTTTCGTTGATTTAAATCCATTGTAAATTACAAGTAGTAAATATTTTATATATTATTAGTTATTTAAATAGATTTCAATATCAATTTTATTTAAAAAAAAATAGAGCGATGCGTATTTCCAGTGCAAAATATTTATAAACTTATCAAATCAATCATTTTCATTCATCATTATAATCATCATTATGATTATAAGAATAATAATTATCACATACAAGGGAAGGGTCTATTTCATCTAAATTTTCCGTTATCTCTGTTTTATCCAATTCAACGACAGCATGTACACCTGTATTGCATGATACTATTTTCAACCCTTCTTTATAATTTACTAATTCAATAATTTTATAAGCAACAATTATTTTATTTAATGGATGTAAATATTCATATTCATATTCCTCTATTTTTGTTGTTATTTTAAAAACAGAGTTTTCCGTGTTTCTCTGTCTTGATAGTTTTTTCTTGGCAATTTGAAATGCTATTTTTTTTGCGTATTCTACATCCTCTGTAACGCCTACTACTTCAAATCTATTATCTTTACGATAATCTGTAAAATCAACTACAGCATACATTTTAATATATTTTATTTGTTATATATCTATTTTTAACTAAAACATATCAATTTTTTTTATATCTAATGAAATTTTCACGTTTATATATTTTATAAATATATATAAATAATGGCGTTAAAAATATCTTCAAAAAAAATAATTTTTGTAGTTCTTTTTCTTTTGTCAATTTTTATTATATATTTTGTATCCAAATATTTAGAAAAAAATAATAATAGTACTGTTAAATGTAACATGAAATTTGGGTTATGTCCTGCAGCAAGTTGTATTCCAAATCCGTATGATGAAACAAAAGCGTATTGTTGGTGTGATGTTGCAACTGGAGTAAATTATAGTGTTGGAAATAATGACTGCGACAAAATTAAACCATATACTTCAAAAACTGGAGAAGAAATCATTTATTCTGATTTTAGTCCTGTTATTACTAAAATGGGTTATCATCGTGTTACTTGTCCTCCTGAAGCAGTCAATTTGAACTGTATGAATAAGATTTGTTCGGTTGATCCAAATAACCCTTCAAAAGCTATTTGTATTTGTGATAAATTAGATAATGAAGGATTAAACTGGGCTACCTTCAACAAAAATGGAGAACCTAAAACATGTAATTATCAATCGGGTGCATCAATGCAAGGTTACTTAGATATGAATGCATTTATTGAAAAGAACCCATAAACTTTTAAATTTCAATTATAAAAAAATTTAAAATTGAAACAATAATTTAACAAATGTAAAGATTACAAAATAACAAATACTACAATGGCACAAATAATCACAATTGAAGGAAATATTGGTTCAGGAAAATCAACTCTTCTAGCTCATTTGAAAGAAAAATATAAAAACGACAATACTATTTTGTTTTTGAGAGAACCAGTGGATGAGTGGGAGAACGTTAAAGATGAAAATGGAGTTACGATGCTACAAAAATTTTACAGTGACCAAAAAACATATGCATTTTCGTTTCAAATGATGGCTTATATTTCAAGATTATCTTTATTAAAAGATGCAATTAAAAACAATCCAAATTCAATTATTATTACAGAACGTAGTTTATTTACAGATAAAATGGTGTTTGCAAAAATGCTTTACGATACAGGAAATATTGAAGAAGTCAATTATCAAATTTATTTAAAATGGTTCGACTGTTTTGCATGTGAATATCCTATTAAAAAAGTGATATATGTTAATTCATGTCCTGAAATTTGTCATCAAAGAATTCATGAAAGGTCGCGATTAGGCGAATCAGTAATCCCTTTAGAATATTTAAACACGTGCCATAAATATCATACTCACATGATGATTTCTTTTACAGAAAATAAAAATGATATTTTAGAGTTAAACGGTAATACTAATATTAAATTAAAAGAAAATGAACATATTTTTACAAAATGGTTAGAAGATATTGGTACATTTATTCATAAATAATAACTTATTTGTATATATTTATTGGTTTTGACATTATATATTGCAATACAGGTGATTTAACTTGTTTTTTTTGTTTCGTAACAATTAATTTCATATCATCAATCCCTTGTTCTTTTTGAATTTTTTTATATTCTTCATAATTATCTAATAAAAATTTCATTTCAGGATCATTTGTTAATTCAGATGCAATATTACCGTCCGAATTTTTTATATTTGGATTAGCTCCTCTCTCTAATAATATTATAGCACAATTTTTTGTACACCATCTTGCACATTTATGTAGCGCCGTTTCTTTATTTTTAGTTTTTGTATTTGGATCGACGCCAGCATGTAAATAAGAAAATAACATAGATACAATACCCCATCGTGCTGCATAATGAATGCCTTGCCAACCATCCCTGTCTTCCATAAAGTTGATATCGCCGCCTTCCTTTATAAATTTTTTAACTAGTAAATCATTTCCAAAATAGGCCGCATTTAATAAGTCTTGATCAACCTTTTTAATTTTTTTTTCTTTATTGGATATTCTCCAAAGCCTTTCTTTTTCCATTTATTTACTATGTATACTGATTATAATTTATTTAATTTTATTTCGTAAATTATTAAATAATATTAAAAATAAAAATGACAAAAAATTAAATAATTTTATTATTTAATAAAAATAGATAATTTATCTAAAATGAAAGTAATGAATTTAGTAACACTTATTAATCAAGCATTCCGATTTGTTATTCAAACAAGCCAAGAATACAATATTGATGAGTCACACGCATTGAAACATAGTATGGAGGTTTTCAACCATGCAAATTCTATTTATGAGAATGAGTTGCTAAAAAATCCCCAATTAGAAAACCATAGAGACATTATTTATTTAGCTTCAATAGTACATGATATGTGCGATAAAAAATATATGAGTGAAGACATTGGAATAAAAAATATGAATGATTATATGAAATATTATATAACTTGTGATGATTTGAAAATCACTTCCGATATAATCAAAACAATGTCATATTCAACAGTTAAACAAAATGGGTATCCTGATTTCAAAGAGTATCAAACAGCATATCATATTGTTAGGGAAGCTGATCTTTTAGCAGCATATGACTTGGATAGATGTATTATATATAGAATGATGCGAGACAAATTTAATTATAGCGATGCACTTATAGAGTCGAAAAATCTATTTGAAAGTAGAATTTTAAATTACCGAAAAGATAAATTATTTATAACAAATTACTCAAAAAATAAGTCGATGTTATTACATAAAAAAGCGTTAAAAGATGTAGAAAAGTTAAATACATTAATAAATGTAATGCAACTAACTGGCGATTGGTAATTTGATAAAATTGTATTGTAATTAAAATTGAAATGAATTTATTACGTAATAATAAATTCAATAAGATAATATAATAAAATGTCATTAATTATGAAATCTAGTTTTACTAATGTAACCGCATTTTTACACTACAAACCAAAAACAAAAATATGTCCGAAAATCGAATACTTATTACGATTTGATGGATGTAGTAAAGGAAACCCAGGATTAGCTGCGTGTGGTGCAGTATTATACCAAAATGAAGTTGAAATTTGGACAGGATCAAGATATTTAGGTCATAATGAGACAAATAACTATGCTGAATACATGGGATTAATCATTGGATTACAAAAAGCAGTTGATCTCAATATTCAAGAATTGGAAGTTGAAGGCGACTCAATGTTAATAATTAAACAAATGACTGGTAAAAACAAAGTAAGATCAAGTAACATTAGCGAGCTTCATAAATTAGCAATGCAAATAAAAGAAAAATTCAATATTATTACTTTTAATCATGTTTATAGAGAACATAACAAAAGAGCGGATGAACTATGTAACAGAGAAATTGAAAATTTACAGTATCAACATCCTATGTATAATATTGTGTAAAATCCAAAAAAATAGTTTAGTATATTTCAATACTCTAATAAGTGAACATTCAATTTTTTTTGTGGTTTAAATTTCAAAATATCTAGTTCCTTTTTTGAAGTTGGGAATTCTTTCTCTCCATAAATATCTTGAAGCATTAACCATTCGAATAAACCTCCTATATAAAGGTAAATATTATAGAAACCAAGCGACTGCAGTTGTTCATATTTTTTGTAAATTTTATCATCATTGCAATTTTTACCATAAATAATGATTTTTATATTTTTATTACCATTTCTTAGTAAATTATTAATAATATTTATTTCTTTTTCGGGTGTTATTGTCATTGGTATTATACAATCTTGTTCGTTTTCTGATAATGTATTAATTATTAAAATGGCATCTTTTTGACTTAATGAGTATTGAATATCTTCAAAATTTATTTTATTCATTGAACTTGCATTTCCCATGAATTAGTATGTATAATGACTTATTTTATGAATAAAAATATATTTAAATTTATATAATTTTAATTATATTTTTAATGAAACTGAACAACAATTTCTACATCCTCTTTTTTAATACTTTTTGTTGCAGAAATCGATAATTCTTCGCGTTTCTTTCGTGTTTTTGTATTTTCTAATTTTAATTCTTTACGCTTAGAAGTACTATTTCTACTATTCATATCTTTTTCTATTGTATCATAATTTTCTTCAATATAATCGATTACTTTATTTTCTATTGCCCACTTAAAAAAATTTAGCTGACCAATTGTTGTTTCAATAAACTTATCATCTTTATATGGAATACTAATACGATCCCATCTGCAAAAAGGGTCAAAACGACGTTTACTATAAGCTTTTAATTTCAATTTATAATCAAAATATACTTTAAAACGTTTTAAATTACCAAAATCGTCTTCTATATTGTATAACGTATAGTACTTTTTAGCATAATTTGTAGCAAACCAGTCGACAATTCTCAATGAAATTTTGGAGTCGCCTGTTATTATTTTCAACATTCTTTCTAATAAATTGTCCTTTTTATAAAAATCCATCAAATTATTCAATAATAAATCATTTTGTGTTGTATACGTTGAAGATATTGTAGTCATAGATTTATTAGGTGTTATTTATTTAATTTTTAGGTATAATTTTTAAGTTGTTTCATATTGAAAACATAATTTTATAAAATATAATAATGAAGCAGAAAAAATAAAATCATATATATAATGAGTTTAGTTAGCATAGGAACTTTGACATTATTTGAAATAATCGGTGATTTTGGGTATAAATACTTTGCAAACAATGGCGGACTTTTACCGTTTGCAATTGGTACGTCAGGATATATAGGTGTAGTTTATTATTTAATAAAAAATTTACAAGGTTCAACACTTTTATTAGTAAATGGTGCATGGGATGGAATTAGCGCAATTGTGGAATCTATTGCAGCTATGATTTTTCTGGGTGAGTACTTTACAAGCATTTTTCAATATATTGGTTTAATATTTATTATAATTGGCCTATTTTTATTACGAATACCAATAACAAAAAAGACGAAATTTGAATTCCCTAAGTTTTTCTAACTTTGAAAAGTATCACTATCTAACTCAGAATTAGTTGAAACAGGTTTCAAAAATTTGTCATGATTAGACAAATCTTGTACATAAGTGTTATTAGTTAAATAAGGGTTCATATTTACTTGACACATCATTTGCCTTTCAGATAATTTTTTGTCCGTATCTTCCCTTTTATTAAATTGAACAAAATCTTTGTTCATCATTTCCCATGTATTTTCGTCATGATTTAGTGAAGTTGTATATGCTGAACTCTCAATAATTTTATTAAAATTATCATCAATTGATGTTTTATCTACTCTTCTAGATCTATCATAATTCATTCCTTTACTCCATTTCCATTCAATTTTGGATGTTTTCATTATTTATATAATTTACTGTAGTTAATTATTAAATTTTTTTAACTATATTTAATTTAAAAGAAAATAAATTAAATAATATCATATTATATAACACATTTTTAAATATGACAGTTATTAATGGAATAGAAATCGATGATATTAATTTTAAAAGGAATGAACTTAAGTTAGCGTTAAATAACAATACACCAATAGAAGATAAATTGAATGTAATAGTAGTAATATCAAATCCATGTTTATATGCAAGGCGATATCAGTTGTGTAATCAATTTATAAGTAGAATGAATGAAGAAACACACATAAGATTATATATTGTAGAACTAGCTTACAAAAATCAAAAATTTATAATTACTAAATCTAATAATAAAAATCATTTACAAATTAGAAGTGAAACACCATTATGGCACAAAGAAAATATGATAAATTTAGCAGTTAGTAAATTATTGCCAAAAAACTACAAAGCATTTGCATGGGTTGACGCTGACATTGAATTCGAAAATAATACATGGGCTTTAGATACACTCAAACTATTAAATGGTTATAAAGATGTTGTTCAAATTTTTAGTCATGCAGTTGACATGGATAAAGATGAAACAACACTGAATGTTTTTTCAAGTTTTGGATACTGTTTTTGTAAAAATAAAAAATTCAATAATAAAAAACTATTTGATTTTTGGCATCCTGGGTTTGCGTGGGCAATGACACGTAGTGCTTATGAAAGAATTGGAGGATTATATGATAAAGGAATATTAGGGTCTGGGGATAATATTATGGCATATGCATTGATTAATAAATGTCATTATTATACTAGAGATAAATACAATGATGATTATAATAAAAGTATGTTAGATTTTCAAGACAAAGCACATAACTTACGTTTAGGATATGTACCTGGAATGATTAAACATTATTATCACGGTAAAAAGAAAAACAGATACTATCATGAGAGAACCGAAATTTTGGTAAAATATCAGTATTCGCCAAATACAGATATAGAATATGACACAAATGGTATAATTGTACCAACAAATAATTTTTCAGGAGAATTTAAAAATGATATAATGAGTTATTTTAGAGAACGAAAAGAAGACGAATAATTGAATGATTGTTACACATATATTTTGCCATAAATCTACACTACATAATTATTATAAAACGATATTTTTTGAAAAATAAAATGTTAATTAAAAATATAATAATTATGAATTTGATTTATATTTGTGTTTTTCATCAAGAAAATTACATTAACTTATTAAAAATACTTATGACATCTTTAATTACAAGAGGAAACATAAATAAAACTAACACAGATATACTAATTGTTACGTCCCCTGTGTTCCAAACACTTATACAAAATGAATTATCATGTTTAAATATTCACCCAGAATATTATATTTTAGATTTACAAACATTATTTGAAGCAAAATGTGCAAAGTTAAATATTTTTGATTATAAAAATATTAGTAAATATGATAAAATACTATATTTGGATACAGATACATTAATTAATAGTGATATTAATATTTTATTTGACATTGAAATAGCAGATAAACTTTATGTTTTAGAAGAAGGATATATTGGTCATGAGTTTTGGGGAGGAGATTTTTTCGATTTTTCAAAATATTCTACTAATCAAACAGCATTTACACCAGGAATATTATATTTCAATAACATAAAAATAATACAAGATTTGTTTAACACTATTAAGTCGCATATTGTAGATTTTAGTTATAAAAATAACAATTATATACCTAGATGTCAAGATAAACCTTTTATTGTGTTTAACACTATTGCAAGAAAAATTTATGATAATACAATTATGAAAAAATATTGCGTAAATAATCCCGATGCGGTATCTTCTGAAATAATTATTTACCATTTTCCAGGAGGTCAAAGTGATTATTCAAATAAGTATAATAAAATGATTAGGTTTAATGAAAAAATAGATTTGTTCTGGGGAATTGAAAATAAAGTAACTTTTATAACACTAACTAATTCAGGTTATATTAATTATACGTTAAATTGTTTACAAAGTTTAAAAAATATAAATTTACATATACCACTTCACTGCTATTGTATAGGTAAATATTGTTATAACAGTCTCTCAGCAAATGGTTTTAAATGTAGTTTGATTGACGAAGAAGAAAACAGTGGTTTTTCAACATATAAAAATGGAAATTGGTCAAACGTGGTATTTAATAAATTTAAAATAATACATCAAAACTTATTAAAATATGAGTATGTATGCTATACGGATGGAGATGTTGTATATGAAAATAACGATTTTCTAGGTTATTTAATAGAAAAAATAGGTGACTATGAAATGTTAATTCAAAATAACTGTCAAGGTATAAACGCGGTTTCTACAGGGTTTATGTTTATAAAGTCAACTGAAAATACAAAATCTTTATTTGACCCAATTTATATTGAAAATAATTGCAAACTATCCAACGATTACGATATTAATGATTACTTAGAAAACATTAAATACAAAATTAACTACAAACTGTTGCCTCTTTCATTATTTCCATATGGCGATTACTATTATAAAAATAATTCTTTTATAATACCATACTTAATACATTTTAATTGGGTAGTTGGACATGAAAAAAAAGAAAAAATGATTTATTATGGTAAATGGTTTAAGAAAATTAAAATATGTCAGAGTGGCAAAGGTAGTTTTAGCAATCAACTAGAAGGTATGTTACGACTATTATCCCATTCCTTAAATAATAAGGCAGAATATCAAACTAACTATAAAAAAATATTTAATTTTGATGATAATAATAACAACAACTTTGATAAAACAAAATTAGAAAAATATCTTTTGACTTCACTAAATGTACTATCAAAAAATAATAGTAATTATAAAGACAATAATTTTGAATATTTTAAAGAAATTTATGGTGATAGTAGATTGTATAATTCTATTGTAAATGATAATAATAATGATAATGAATGTGAACAGAATATTTATCTTTATGATGGTATAGGTAATGGTAACCCATTACCACCAAATTTTGAAAATAGTAATGAAATAATGCAAGCTCTACCCAAGCTGAGAAATGCATTTGTGTTAAAAAACACAATTTTACCTAAACCATCATACGATAATACGAAAGTAAATATATGTTGCCATATTCGCTTGACGGATGCAATTGGTAGAAAAATCCCTGATAATGAAAATTTATGTGATATTGTAAAATATTTTCAAAAAGATAATAATACAAATCGAGTTATTGTTTATAGTAATGAAAACACTGACTATTTGAAATCAGAAAATACTATTCTGTGTAATACAAATGTAGATATTTTACAAGCTTTGAGTGATTTCATTCACGCCGATATTTTAGTTACAAATTATTCCTCTTTATCGATTTCTGCACATCTTTTGGCTAAAGAAACACAACAGGTAATTTGTCCAAATAAAGCTAGTATAGTATTTTATAGTAGGTTGTTAAACAAGTGTATTAAAGCAAAAGACTTTATACAAAATTTAAATAGTTAAAATAAACTAATTTTTTTTTATTAAATTCAGTTGTTTTGTAAATAAAAACTTATCAGAATTTGTTTTCCGTCGCTTAATGTTACAACCTAAACATGAAATAACAAAATTATCAATGTTATGACCTAATGAGTTGTCAATTCTATCAATTGTCCATTGATTGTGTTCTCTCACAATTTCATAAAGAATATACGTTTCACATTTACAATAAAAACATAACATTTTACATTCAATTAAATTTTGTAAAATATTTTGTATACTTATAAATTGCATTTCATTATACATATTTTTTAAAACATCTTGGCTTTTGTAACTGTTCAGTTTTTTGTTTAATTCTTGTAAAATTATAGTTTTTTCACGTATATTATTGTTCTCATTTATTTTACAATGAATTTCATTTATTAATTCAATTTGTTTACTATAAGTTAGAAATTCAGGTGTCATGTTATATTTATTCATTATTTCTCTCTTTTTTGTTTCATTCTTAACACGATTAGCTCGTTTAATTAAATATCTATTGTTAGTTCCTGATATAATAACACTTTTTTTATTACATACATCATTTAATTCTGTGTCAGACATAATTTATAAATAGATTTATACTATATTTATATATATTTTTGTTGAATTGATATAAAAATAAAAAATAAAATATATATTTTGTAAAAAGAGTTAAACTTAAACATATATAATAATATAATAATATAGAATGCAATTAAATATAGATACAGTTACAGATGATGATACTGTTATTACCATGGAAAAATCTATAAAAAATGAAGAATGTGTTGAATTAAAAAACATTAAATATAAGACCATGTTAATAAATGGTGTATCCATAAATGAAACAAAA